TTAGTTCGCTTGGTTTGATAAATCCGGGAAGTTTCCTATTTTTTACAGAACCATTTTTTTTTTGTGAAGATGTTGTATTCAAATTCTCACGATTAATTATAATCTTTTTTTTTAATTCTGTCATTTATTTTTTCTTGTTGTTTTGGTTGTGTTGTCGTGTCGTGTTGTTTTGTTGTGTTGTGTTATTTATTGATTGTTAATATTTATTAATATTTATATAATAAATAAATATTGTCTTGTTGATATTATATTTATTATATAAAAAAACATTAAATTAGACACACTCTTACACTAAATAAAATATAAATAGTTACAAATAAATCAATTTATATATATACCATAAAAGATTTAAATATAAATTGATTTATAAACTAGTCAAAACGAATCATATAAAATGGCTTCTGCTTCACACGTGGTCAATAATAATAAAGAGAAAGCGGGCAGCGAGACAAAATACGATGACTATAATGACACTGAGCCCGATTATTCAGAAGCTCCGTGGAAAATTATAAGTTCTTATTTTGAGAACCATCATTTGAAGCGCCTAGTGAGGCATCAAATAGAGTCGTATAATGATTTTGTAAATGTTCAAATCGAGCGAACAATTGGAATGTTTAATCCGGTTATGATTGCATCAGAGCAGGATTTTGACAAAAAAAATAGAAAATATAAATTGGAAATTGAAGTAAAATTTGATAAATTTCATCTTTATCGTGCTCAAATTCAAGAAAACAACGGTGCTACGAAACTCATGTTTCCTCAAGAAGCCCGGTTGAGAAATTTTACATATGCATCTACAATGACAGTGGATGCAAATATAAAATATATTGTTCGTTCAGGAGAACAGCTTGAAAATGTGCAAACATTTCACAAGGTGCTGCCGAATATTCACATTGGCAAAATGCCAATCATGTTGAAGTCATCCGTTTGCATTTTGAACCAATATGCGCATATCAACCACATTGAAACGGGAGAGTGTTCTTATGATGCGGGCGGCTATTTTATTATTAATGGGAGTGAAAAGACGGTTCTTGGTCAAGAAAGAGCGGCTGAAAATAAAGTATTCTGTTACAATATTTCGAAAGGAAACACGAAATGGACGTGGCTAGCGGAAGTGAAATCTGTGCCTGATTTCAAATGCATTTCTCCTAAACAAATCAACATGATGATTGCCAGCAAGAATAATGGGTTTGGATTTCCGATTTACGTTCAAATACCGCGCGTCAAACAACCGGTTCCGCTGTTTGTTTTGTTTCGTGCGCTATCCGTTTTATCAGACAAGGAAATTTGCGAAAAGGTGGTGTTTGACATTGAAAATAAAGAAGGAAACAATGAAGCGATACTTACGGCGCTTCGCGCATCGGTCATTGATGCCAATACGGTTCTCACTCACGAGGATGCAATGCGCCAAATTACGTCAATTGTCATGTATACTCCTTTAAATATGGATAAAGAAACGGGAGCAAAAAAGAAGCGCGATTTTGCAGTTGAAATATTGAATTCTGACTTGTTTCCCCACTGCAAATCTCAGGCGCAAAAGATTTATTATTTGGGTTACATGGTTTCGCGAGTCATCAAATGCAGCTTGGGATTAACAAAACAAGACGACCGCGATTCATACATGAACAAGCGTATTGATTTGACGGGTGTTCTTCTCAACAATTTGTTTCGGAATTATTTCAACAAGGTGGTAAAGGACATGAGCAAACAGGTGATTCGAGAAATCAATACGGGTTCGTGGAAGTCGACTGAAGATTATTTAAGCATTCTTAACAAGACGAATGTGTATAAAATCATCAAGTCAACTACGATTGAAAATGGAATTAAGCGTGCTCTGTCCACCGGCGATTTTGGAATTAAAAATGTCAACACAAACAAGGTGGGCGTCGCCCAGGTTCTGAATCGTTTGACATATGTGTCGAGTTTGAGCCACCTTCGTCGCATTAATACTCCGATTGATAAAAGTGGGAAATTAATTCCGCCCCGCAAACTTCACAATACAACGTGGGGGTTTTTGTGCGTCGCGGAATCTCCAGAGGGCGCAAGCGTAGGTGTCGTGAAAAATATTAGCTACATGTCGCACATTACCATTCCGAGTCATGCCGATTCGCTTCACAAGCAGGTCGAACCGTTCATTGAATCTCTTGACACAATTGCCAATTGCGGTGAGCTCGTTGATGCAGTGAAAGTATTTGTAAATGGCGCGTGGGTAGGAATAAGCAGAAACCCGGTTGAACTTTACAATGCTTTCAAGGATAAAAAGAGCAAGGGCATTATCAATATTTACACATCGGTTGTCTTTGACATTCGAAACAAGGAAATTCGAATTTGCAATGACTCGGGGCGAATTATGCGCCCGGTTTTGCGCGTGAAGAATAATCGCACATTCATCACGTCGGATGTGCTTCGCAAATTGGACCGTCGAGAAATCACGTGGGATGACCTGGTAACTGACTGCAGAATTGACGATGCAGTCATTGAATACATCGACCCGGAGGAGCAGAATTTCAGCATGATTGCAATGAAACGCACAGATTTGAAAAATGGATTGAACCTGACTTCACAGTTCAACTACAATTATACCCACTGCGAAATTCACCCGAGCACTATTTTCGGAATCTTGGCATCGTGTATTCCGTTTCCAGAGCATAATCAGTCACCCAGAAATACCTATCAATGCGCGATGGGTAAGCAGGCGATGGGAATGTATGTCACGAACTTTTACAACCGGATGGACAAGACGGCATATGTGCTATCCAATCCGATGCGTCCGCTGGTTGATACCCGTATCATGCGCATGATAAAGCTCGATGAGATTCCATCCGGCGCACCCGTCATCGTTGCAATTATGAGCTACACCGGCTATAATCAAGAAGACAGTATCCTTATCAACAAGGGCGCAATCGACCGCGGTTTATTCAGCGCGACCATTTATCACACTGAAAAGGATGAGGACAAGAAAATCAACGGCGATGAGGAAATTCGATGCAGGCCAGATTCCACAAAAACGAAGGGAATGAAATTCGGAAATTATTCGAAATTGAATAGCAAGGGCGTTATTCCGGAAAATTCCGTCATTGAAAATCGCGACATTATTATGGGCAAGGTAATGCCCATCAAGGAAAACAGGAATGACCACACAAAAGTAATCAAATACGAAGACGCAAGTAAAATGCACAGGACAACCGAGGACTCCTACGTCGATAAGAATTACACGGAGCGCAACGGGGACGGATACGTCATTTGCAAAGTTCGCATTCGCACGTTTCGCAAGCCGGTCATCGGAGATAAACTCAGTAGTCGTCACGGGCAAAAGGGAACCATCGGTAACATTATTCCGGAAATGGATATGCCATTCACAAAGAGCGGGCAGCGCCCAGATATTATCATCAATCCCCACGCCATTCCGTCTCGTATGACAATCGCCCAACTCAAAGAAACACTCCTCGGGAAAATCCTCTTAGAACTCGGCCTCTTTGGTGACGGAACATCATTCGGAGAACTCGACGTTTACACCATTCGCAACGAACTCCTAAAGCTCGGCTACGAAAATAATGGGAATGAAGTCTTATACAACGGCCTATCCGGCGAACAAATCGATTCAGACATTTTCATCGGTCCTGCATTCTACCAGCGCCTAAAACACATGGTCAATGATAAACAACACAGTAGGTCCATCGGTCCAATGGTAAATCTCACGCGTCAGCCTGCGGAAGGCCGCTCGCGAGATGGAGGGTTACGATTTGGAGAAATGGAAAAGGACTGTTTTCATGCTTGTCCAATTTCCTTAAATTGTGGCTTGTCGGTTATGATTGATGAAATGGAACACGTTGGAGATTATGTTCTTGGTTGGAGTGAAAGTAAAAATGGAATGGTTCCTTCAAAACCAGAAGCATTTATGGATAAGGGAACTCGCGACTGTGTTGAATTAACATTTGAAGACGGTAGAAAAATTATATGCACTGAAGACCATCCTGTGTTGACATCTGATAATGAATGGGTAAAAGTGAAGGACATTGAAATGAATGCAACTAAGATTAAAACCAGCGTGACTTATCCAATAATGAAACTTAAGGATGAGATTGCGGAATGCGGTGGTTGGGCGCTTTCATTTGGAACACGAACGTTGAGGACAGATAGTTATAAAGAGTATATGAGAACTCTTGCATTTGCGCGCATAATCGGACTTTTGATTAGTGATGGAAGTATTAGTTGTGGTTCAGATAATGCGTATGTGTCACTTGGACACATGATTGATGTACATTCAATATTAATAGATATAACTATGTTTTGTGACATCTATCAAAAAAAATACAAATCTAATAACTGTAATATTGTTCGTATTCCAAGTGAGTTTCTTGCCGATATTCTTCAACTTGGTGGAATATTGCGCGGAAGAAAAATAAATCAGCCGGCAACACTTCCTGATTTTATCTTGGATGAGAAGTGTCCTCGCCCCATTATTCGTGAATTTCTTGGTGGAATGTTTGGCGGCGACGGACACACATGTGTTCTTGGGCTGCATAGGGGAAAGCGCGATGTTATGACATCCGTTTCATTTTCAAAATCCAAGACACATGAGCATCGCGAATCGTTGGAAACAATGTTTGAAGATATGCAGAAACTGCTTGGAAAGTGCGGCATTCATAATACCACCATTCAGAATTTTCGGGAAACATCCTCCTCCAAAAAGAAATTCGAATTGAAAGATAAAAGCGATGCAACGAATCGGAGTTTTCAGTTGACGCTTCATCTCCCCATTGAACAACTTATTCCATTCTCTGAAAAAATCGGGTTTCGATATTGTTGCCATAAATCCCAGCGTCTTGAAGCCGGTGTGTCGTATCGCCGATTGCGCGAAGAAGTTTGCCGTCAACACAATTGGCTGGTAAATCGTGTTGATGAAATCACGCATTTCAAGGAAATCAAAGCGAAGAACCCGGACAAGATTGTGCCCACAAAGAGTGCCATTATCAAGGCAGTAGAAGAGCTGAAGAAAACAGAAGGGCTGCTTCATGAGTATGCCATTCCGAGCACGCACGACATTACCGACCATTTGATTAAAGGAACAGAGTTTGGAAAATTCACATCCAAGTCATTTCCAACGGCGGAGCAATTCATGGAGAAAATTGGAGCACTCAGCTGGTTTCTAAATGAGGCGGAAACACACGACAGTTGCAAAGTTGATGTTGATGCGATAATTATGGCAGACAAATTTGGTAATGATAAAGAAGAATGCGAAGATGATGAAGATGAATCAAGTTCGGCGTATGGCGTACATCGCCGAAGTACCTCACTTCCCACAATGAATTTAACGGTTGTGTCGCGAATCAATGTGGGGCCGAAGCACGTGTATGACATTAGCGTGGAAGACACGCACTCCTTTCTTGCGAATGGAATCGTTGCGCACAATTGCATGGTGTCACATGGTGCTGCGCGATTCACGCGCGAGCGAGTGTATGATGTTTCCGATAAATACCAGGTGCATGTGTGTGCAAAGTGCGGAATGGTCGCAGCATTCAACGACGCGTTGGGCATTCATTGCTGCAAGATGTGCGACAACCGGACAGATTTTGCGCTGGTTGAAATTCCGTATTCATGCAAGTTGCTGTTTCAAGAACTGCAGACGATGAATATCGCGCCGAGAATTATGACGGAATAATGAATTAAAAGAAAAAAATTAGAGTGATTTAGGTCATATCATAATGATTCCCAAATAATTTTATTTAGATATTTTTTTTTATGTTAATAATAATATTTAATTTTTTTAACAATCTCCCAAATCATCAGACCATTGTATCAAATATCCACAAACTGTGTAAGTAACTGTATATGTTCCTTGTTCTGGTCCGGTTAAAATTGCCGGTGGACTTTCGCGCTTTGGAATAGTAATCACTCCAGTGGATGAGTCGATTGTGAAAAGAACATTTACACCAGGTACACCTGGTTGGCTTATAGTCCATACTCCGCCCGACGGAGTTCCCACACTTATAATTGGTGATACACTTTGCGGCGCTGATAAATCCAACGGACATCCAATTGCGCCTGGTATGGCATTTTGTAGAGCATAATCAATTGTAAAAGAGGAAGAAAACGGAGGGCATTGTGATGTGGTGGATGTATTGCCTTTACACACAAATTTACAACACTTTGAAAAGTCGCTGTATCGTAGATATGGGCTTGTTTCGGTTGTATCGGCATAGTTTGCGCAAAATTGTGCGGGTATTGAGTTGTAATATGAGTTTGGACTTCCTTTACTTCCTTTAAATCCACCGCTAGAATATGACTTGTACGTTTTTTGATTCACTGGCTTGCACGTTGTTTTAGAATTCAAAAAAGTCGAATAGTCTGAATATGTGCATTTATTATTTTGGTTATTACAAGTGTTTATGCATGTTGTTGTTGGTTCGGGGGTGGCGGGCATATAATTTCTAATATCTCTATTAATAAATAATAATATTATATTTATTATTATTTATTTAATTCGTTTATCTCTCTGTCTCTCTTCCTATCTTCTTAACAAAAATATAATATAACAGAATATTAGTCGCAAAACATGTTGGCAATAAAAAATGCGCCCACAAGTCCTAAAACTGCGCCTAAATGATAATTGTATTGCATTTTCTTGTACACGCTTAACCACGCCTGTTTCTGTTTGTCTCCATCAATATGAAGTATCATCCAGTCACTTTTTGGAGAGAGCATGTAATAAAAATAATTAGTTGTAAAGGTTATTGCGCCAACAACGCATATTGTTGAAAACCGATTTATTTTGTATGAATTTTTGGTTGCGCTTTTCCAGAATAGAAATAAAAAGGATAAGACGAGTCCTAATCCAAACCCCTTGAAATAAATGTTGCGACGTTCATCAGTAATTTTTTTATAGATTGCTTTTTGTTTTGTGGAGAGAATAGCTGTAAATTGTTGTATAGACAAGGTGCTGTCTGAATTGTACATGGTGAAAATCATTGCAACGATGAACATTGTTGCAATAATGCAGCTTTTCATGCAAACCATTTTTACAAGTAATAAACTAGTTATTATATTATACAAAAATATTTTATTTTTATTCAAGGGTTTTTAGGGTGGCATAATACCGTTTCAAAATCTCTCTTACTACTAAATTCGCCAAATCATTATCTCCTGTTGTTTCACAGTGCAAAATGGCACTTTTTTTATCCCTATGAATTTTAACAGTAGTTTGAACACTGTCTTTTGGCGTGTGGAAAATATCAAACAGCATTACACCTTTCAACAATAATTCATCTTCATTCATTTGAATATTTGCATAACCATGATGAGTTTCTACATCATATTGAAGAGTATAACCATCTTCAACATCCATAATTTTTTTATTAACGTCTTCGAAAGCAAGAACCACGTGTTCCAAATTGAAATTAATCATTGTTTGCATTGTATATTTGTATATGTTATGTGTATATGTATTATTAAATCATTTTTTTATAATATTTTAATAAAATATTCATTATTTCATTTTATTTATATTATAATATAATATTATCATATATTAAATAAACGAGTAAATAAGATGAAGTTGGTTTTAGGAGGTTTTTTTAACGGCTATGCTGCACAATTGATAGGTGGTGGTTCAGGTACTCAAGGAAGCGGTGGTCCGGAAGGAGGAAGCGAGCGTGAGATGCTGCGATTTAAATTGCGAGAAGCGTGGAATGGTTCTGCTGCAACTGGTACTGTAAAAAATTTAACTGTGGCTGCAACACCGTTTCGCGCTGTAAACAATTCGGGTGATTTATTGAATCGTCAATATTATACTTCAGGTGGTTCAACACAGACTAGTTCTTTAAGGGGCGGATTGACCGGATGGAAATCAATGGTGGGGGCAATTCAACCTCACCCTGATAACACAGGAATTCCGTCTGCCACGTGCAATGTGAGGTATGTGTACGACAGTTCAGATTATATCACATTTAAGAAGCTTCAGGCGACTAATCGCAACTATAATAATTCGAGTTTTGGTGGAAATTTGAACAGCGGTTCTCAGTCAGCATTTAGAGCATCCAAGAGGTTCTTTTAATAAGGGTAACTAAAAGGTATTAATTTTTTATTTTATTTTATAAATAAAGAGGTAAATATCGGCAGTATGTATAATTACAAATTACAATATATTAATTAAGCATAATATATTATATCACAATAAGTTATAAATAAAATGGCATTTAAATTAAAGTATAATTTCAACGGTCCTCCGGATAATCATGTGCTAATAAAACAGCTCGGAAATAATGCAACGCTGACTAGCGTGAATCCAATGCCGCAACAATTTTATCCGTCATCAAATAACAGCGTGTTTGCAATGGGTCGGCGCGCATTTGTTCAAACCAAGGGGGAGCCAAATGGTCCAAATAATACAGACAATAAAGTTGCAGGAAATGTTCGTGGAAATTTTGGAACCACTTTTAATCAAATACCGCCTCATAAACGCGTTGGATTAGTTGGAAAACCTATATCATTTCCACAAGACAGTTCGCAGCGAATTGAGCGCCTGAAAAACAATGCAATTGGTGGAGGGAGTATGAAGGTTGGTTTAGCAACAAATGCGCCCATGTCGTTCAAAAGCAATGATACAACTAGTCGAAATATAGCAATTCGAAGGTGTCGTGCTGGAGGGTGCGTGGCACCAAAAAAGAAGGGCGCAAATAATTCATTCAAATCAGGAGGAGGGTCGATTTACACAGGTGTAGGAAATCGTCAAATATTTGCTCCTTAGTTAAGTGAATTACTTACATTAATATTTTTTATTTGAACTATTATTTATTTTTTTAACAATAAATAAATAATAATATTATATAATTATATACAGTATTATTAATTAAATGGCATCAAGAAGTTTAAAAAAAAATAAAAGAACAAAACATGGAAGGACGCGTCGTCAACGTAGACGCCAGATGCGTGGAGGTGGTTTGTTTGATGGTTCATCATTTATTGATATGTTTAAACCAAGGGTCAAAGATACTGCTTATTGTCAAGACGAGTTTGATAAGTGCAAGGCTAATATTAAATCACCAGATTTAGAGTCACCTGCTGATTCTAGTTCTTCTGGTATTTTAACAACCTTCAAAAATTTTGTTGGAATAGAAGATTCTACAGGTTCAGTAGAAGGAAAAGGAGATGATGGGACTACGGGATTTGAAATGCAGGAAATTGTTCCCATTGCTGATAACGCCGCTCTTGCTAATGCAAATGCTGCTGCTGTTGATAACACTCTCGCTGTTGATACTCTTGCTGCTGATAACGCCGCTCTTGCTGCTAATGCCAAACTTGCTGCTGATGCCACTCTCGCTGCTGATACTCTTGCTGCTGATGCCACTCTCGCTGATGATACTCTTGCTGCTAATGCCAAACTTGCTGCTGATAACGCCGCTCTTGCTGCTAATGCCAAACTTGCTGCTGATGCCACTCTCGCTGATGATACTCTTGCTGCTGATGCCACTCTTGAAGAGAGGGAACAAGGTGGCGGAAGCAGAAAAAAATACAAAAAACGAAATGCAAACAGGTCGAAAAAAAATAAAAATAGAAGAAACAAGAAAAGAACAAACAAGAAAAATTAATTATTTATTTGTATTTTAGAAATACCAATTAAAATTCAACATCATGTTCATATATGAATAAACATGATGTTATCATAAGCATGTGCGGGCGTGAGCGCATGGTCAAGTGGGAAACCTTCAGAGTTCAAATATAAGGAACCAAGGTTCGAATCTTGATAAGTCTCAAAAAAAAGGCTTTCAATCAACAGCTTAAAAAAATAAAGAAATATTAGGGGTAGTTCCAATAAAGTCCCTGTAGCTCAGCGGCAGAGCGTCTCAAACACCGTCGTCAGTCACAATGACTCGCAAGAGTCCGAAATGAAGATGGTTATCGCCTCATAAGCGGAAGGTCACAGGATCGAAACCTGTCGGGGACAATTATCACATCAGATTCGCATCGGTGCATCAAGGCACTATAGAGCAACCAAAGGGAACCTAGGTTCCCCTTTAACCCCTCCCTTTAAACTTGGGCAAGGGGTCAGAGGGGACCCAAGGCACTGCGTTTCGCAGCATGTCCCTTGCAATCCCCTGTAGCGCAGAGGAAGCGCGCCGTAAAACACCGTCAGTTGCCAACAAGATTTGAAAAAATCCGAAAAACAGATGGTTATCGCCTTATGAGCCGGAGGTCACACGATCGAAACGTGTCGGGGGAATTCATTACTTCAGCAGCTTTACAGAAGCTGTTCGTCATAGCTAAGCGACGTACATAATAAAACACAGCACCAGAACCACTCCCACGGCGGCAGCTTATCGTCGAATACAATCAAGACACTCACAATGTCCGAAAGTTTGATGGTTATCTCTTTCTCATTAAAAGGCAAGGTAGGATCGAAACCTACGAGTGGTACATCTTAACGGGGATGGCGCAGAGGAAGCGCGCGGGGCTCATAACTCCGAGGTCCTAGGTTCAAGCCCTAGTTCCCGTATCTTTTTATAGTAATCATTTACCATTTCTATTTCTTGTGGTATCTTTGAATGAATCGATACAAGACATAGAGAGAAAATATACTTATGCAAGCATAAAATGCTTTTACATACAAGTCATCTGGTAATTTCGAAAAATCAATTTCTCCTGATGATGCAATTTTACCCATCTTGTTCTTATTTTTTCTATATTTTTTTATTTTTGGAATTTTTGAATACTTATATTTACATTTGGATTTTTGTTTTGACGACGATGACGAGTCGGAATCACAATCATCATACTTGGAATTTATAAATGTTTCTGTGCATGTTTGTGTTGGGTCTGCCGGATTTGTTTTACTGGGAAATGTGCAGGGGTCCATATTTTTTACGTCGGCAACTGCGAGATACTTTGTTTCAGTCCCTTTGTTATCCTGTCCTGTGTCGTTTAAATTCGCATCAGTTACAGGAGTAACTGTTGCGAGTGTAACTGACATGCATGGCGGGTTTTCGCCCATCATAAATGATTTGAAAAGACTAAGCGGATTTAATTTTCCTAAATCACTGAGTGTTCCAGGAATGAGCCCTTCAAATTCTGTAAAGTCAGTTCCACCCAGACCTGATGATATAAATGGAATATTTCCACTTGGAATATTATTAATATAAATGTATCGATCGACTAATTTATTAGATGCAACATCTGTGCACTGCCCGCCCGTTTTTAAAAAGAACTTATCACCTAAAGGGCCGCCTGTAGTAGAACCACCCTTTCCGGAAACGAGCACTTCTACATAATTAATCAATCCGCTAATGTCATTGGCAAGTGCGCCAAAATTTCCATCGTCTGACATGCCCATATCAGATGGTTTTAAAATGCGTTTCCAATATAAATAGTCAGGACCCAGCAAGTTCTGCTCCATTCCTTTCATATCCGACATTATATCTGAAAAAAACCCTGACATTCGTAATAAATAATTAAATAATTGAATGAATTAAACTTTGAATATATATATATAATTATTTAAATAAATTATTAATAATAATAAATAATAAAA